AGCATTTGTAGTTGCCCATGTTATAGTGCTAGGGACTACTGTGTCCCATTGTGTCGTGCTGAGAGATAGATCTGTAGCTGTGACATATAAAGTCAGATCGACATAAGTCGGAGTAGCCCTCATTGAGATATTCTCAACAAAACCATCGAATGTGCCACCAAGAAGGTTAGATGGCAGATTGTTGATCAACACAGGTTGCCCAAAAAACACCCCGATAAGGCTATTGAGCATTGAGGAAGGCATATCTGGATTAGACAGTCTGAAGGTAATAGCCTCAAGCTGATTACGAGGTGATCTACGAAGGTTTAACTGGCGTGTGGCGATATCCGTGATGTCAGATAGGTTCTTGATGTTTGACTCAATGGATCGCTCATAAGTGCCGTAAAGGGCAATAGAATCGGAATCAGAGGTACTGTACACGCTGGCATAACCTGTGGCGTATTTGTAGATAAGGCTGTTGCGGATACGGCTTACAGCTGTGGTCGATTTGATGCTGGTTGGTACCGCGTAGTCAGCATCTAAGAAGGTAAAGCCGTTGGCAGCAAGATAATTAGATCGATGATCTGCATCATCAAAACAGACATTGCCATAACGATTCTCATAGACCTGACCCAAGCCAGAGTTAGCGATCTGATCTGTCAAAGTCTGAGATTTGGCAGTTGTAGAAGCTGCTAAAGCGATCATTGTGTAGAAGCCAGAATCCACTGTACCGATATAGGACTCAGCATTGTCCCAAGTTGTAGTGGCTGGGTAGGTATCCCAAGTCGTTGTAGGAGTTACTTCATTCCAGTTAAGGTTAAGAGCACCTGAGAGAATGGCTGCAATTTGAGCACCATCCAAGCCTTCTGCAATGGCTGTGTTATAGACAGCCTTTGTGAGCTTAGCAAGGCTACCAATTCCTAAGACTGTACCAGTAGTGACAAAACCAGACTCGTTAGGGCTTCTGACTCCAATGGAAAAATCTGAAACCTCGCCACCGAATACTGTGATGTAAGTGCCAGTTGAGTCTTTAAGCTCTAAAGTTATGTTTTCAGTTACATTGATGGTGAATGGCGCGCCTGTTGTATTAACGATCTCTACTTGACAGTAACCAGCCGTTGCCTGTCTATCAATGTCTGTTCGACCAGTTGAATAGGAAACAGAAGTGACAGATGTATAAACATTGTCACCTACAGTCACACGCCATTCTGGAAGCCATGTCATTAGTAGGAGCCACCTCGTAAAGTGCCACGATCTACTGCATCTTGGATGACTTGATTAACCGCATCTGCAATGGCGTTTGGATCGCCAATTCCAGTCTGAACATTAACTGTAAAATTAAACTCTCGACCGCTTGGGCTAATGCCTGAAAGCATTCCGCCAGATGGTGCTAGATATTCTTTTAGGTTATCGCCAATAACAGAGGCAACTCCGCCAAGAAGTTCTGTATTGAGATTAGTTGCGGCAATGCTAGAAGGTGTCTGGATGCCATAGAGGCCATTACCAACATTGTTAGGGTATTGGTTAGCAGCCGCACCTGTGCCTGCGCTGTAGCCTGAAGGCGTTGTTTTTGAGCCAGTTGAAGCAAGGTTGATTAGACCAAGCAACCGCAGAGCTTCATTGAGGTTGTCTAGGTTAATTAAGTCTTTAGGTTTGAGCATGTCGAGAATAGATTTGATGTCTAAAAGTTTGACATTTTGACTAGATAGAGCTCCGAGGATCTTCATGTCCTCATTGAGTTTTTTTGTAGCCGCTTCAATGGCTGCCTGATCTTTAGAAGCAATAGCATCTTCAAGAATAAGAATGTCCTGCTTGACTTTAAGGCGAGCAGTATCATTGGCAATCTGCAAAACCTGTGCGCCAGTAGTTGCCTTACCTAATTGCTCGGCTTGGTTAGTAAGAGCTGCTGCGATCTGGATCTTATCCATGTCAAAGACATCGGATGCCTTACCGAGAGCAAGATTAGCCTTGTCGATTGCTGCCTGTAACTGCTTAGCCTTTAACTGCGCTTGAGTTTCTTTAGTCAAAGCCTTCGATTGAGTAACTGACTTTTTAAGTTGTGCATTAGATGCAACCTGAGCTTTATAGATGTTTGCATAGACTCCGCCATACTGAGCGCGTTCTTTAATGTCTGCTGCACGATCCTTTGCAGTCGCAGCGCGAAGGTCGCGGATGGACTCTAAAGGGTTTCCAGATGCAAGGATGCCAATGTTTCGAGCAAGGCGAGAAATGCCAATAATGGCATCGCCAATGCCAGAAGAGAGACTCTCAATGAGTTGAATAGTTTTGGGTAAACCATCGCCGCCAGATAATGTACCAACGGCTGTGAATAAATCTTGACCAATTGACTCAGCTGCATTATTGGTGGCAACCTGCAAGCGAGCTATTGAACCTGCGTAGCCATCTGCTGCTGTTTGTGCCTGTCCTGCAAACAGTTCTGTGAGACGGGCTTGGATGACCTCGAAGCTACCGCTTGAGAGTTCTGCCTTAGATAGTCCAACACCCAAGCGACCAAGTGCCTGAGTTTGCCCTAGATAAGCCTTTTGCAGGCTTTGTGAGACCTGAGTAAGGCTTTTACCTGTCCCAGCACTAATGTCTAATGCAAGGCTTAAAAGTTTCTGCGAATCTGTAATTGAGGATGTTGCACGAAGCAAGCGATCCATCGCAGGGCGAAGTTCATCATCTAAAACGCCTGTCTGCTTTTCGAGGTTTGAGATGTAGTCATTGACATCTTTAGAAGCTCCACCAAAACCAAGTCCTAGATTTTCTAAAGTCTTACTGAGAGATGCTGCAGCTTTCTCATCTTGTGCAAAGGCTACTGCTGCGTTTTTTGCATAGCGAACAATGGCTGCTGTACCAAAAGCGTAACCAAAAGTCTTGGCAAGATTCTTACCTTGTGCATTAAGTTTGTCGAGGGCTGTTTCCGCCTTCTTAAAGCCTTTGGCATCGAGTTTGGAACCAATGTTAATGTCAATAGCCATTATGCAGCCTTCCTTAGTGTCTCACGCTCTGCGCGATCCTTAAAGGCTCGCTCTGCTTTGTCAATGGCTTTAATTGCTGCTCCGTAGGCTTTGCCTTGATCCTGCGCCCAAGCTCTAAGAATTAAGCGACCACGACCTTTTAGACTATTAACCAATGGTGGCAAGTTGTTAATGAATTGTTCGCCTGCGTGTGGGTTTACAGAGCGAGATACACCCTTAGATGCTCCGCCTGCCTTTGCTCCAACCCATTGCTGTCCATTAGGGTTCTTGCGCCCTGCTGTTTCATAGATAGCACCAGCAACAGATTTATTAAATAACTTTGCATTGGATGTAAAACCAGAGCGAGTTGTCTTGCCTGCCTTTGTGCTAAACCCAATGCCAGATGCAATGGTGCGAGCATTGTAAGTAGGAAACTTACCCTCTGAAAATGATCGACCAGCCCAGCCAGACATAGGACTGCTGGCAGGCACAAAACCCCTAGCCTTCTTTGCTATTGGTGCAAGTGCTAGGCGAAGCTCTGCATTAAGTTGCTTGTTAAGATCTGGGGCGAATGAGCGAATTGCTTTGCGAGTGGCTTTAACGCCTTCTACCTCGATTCGCATCTTTTGCCTCTTTCGCCTCATCCTTAAGCCCTTGCACAAGTGCTTCGAGCATTGTCTTATCTAAATCTAATAACTGCTGTGGCGCGATTCCCAACCTAATGCTTAGCCTAGCGATTAGATAGGTGAACGGGAGATCGCGCTTTAAGCTAAAGGGTCTGAGTCAAGTACATCCACACTCTTAAGTGTTTCAATAAACTCAATCCCGAAAGGCTTAACAGATTCACCTGCTCTGCGTGTTACTTCCCATGCTAACCAATAGACATCGCTCTGCTTTTCTTCATCGCGGAACGCCTTATGGAAGCCCTTTTTAGCGTACTGCTCAAACGCGTATTCCACCGCTGGGGTGATTTCGCCTTCTAGTACGCTTCCATCTGTACGAACGATCTTTAGTTTTGCCATGAGTTTGCCCCTTTATTTAGTAAATTATGAAGTTGCTACTGCGATTGTGCCGTTTACATTCCATGTCACAGATTGTGTGCCGAGGTCTGCTACTGAGCCGTTGATGTCTGTTGTGTTATTGATCAAACAAGACATTGTGTATGAAGGATTAGTCGCTGACACTGCGCTTGATGTCTGCTTAACTACAACTGTTACAGAAGTTCCCCATGCAGATTGTAGAGTCTGCAAGACCTTGCCTGTAGCTGTGTCATTGAGGAAGTCGATTGTGATAGATGATGCTTCAAGACCCTTAACAAACTTGTGTCCTGAATCACCCATTGCTGTCACTTCTAGTTCATCGAATGAGCGGTTGATTGTTACTGCTGTTACATGGTCGCTAAGATCAACAGAGTTTACTGTGACCGAGACGCCATTATTTAGAAATACGGCCATTGCTTATTCCTCGTCTTTCTTAGTTGCTGGCTTTGGTTGTGGTGCTGGTGCAACCTGCCCGATCTTTTCGAGAAAGGCTGCGTTTTCTTTTTCCCAATCGGACATGCTTAACTCCAACTCGTTAGGATACTGACTGACATCTCGCAGCTGAGAAGGTCTCCCGAAGCAGCGTTGAGAATACTAGGTGCGCTGATTGCGCTTACATTATAGGTTAAGCCGCTAGCGTTTAACTTGGTAAACACGCCCACGACTGTATCTTCGATCCGGTTAAGGTTTCCCTCGTTATCGAATAAAGGTACTGTCATAATAATCTTAAAGTTAGCCAATGGGCTTATATTGATTTGAGAGTTGTTATTGGGTGTCAAATAAGGATCATCTGGAGACACAATCACAGAATTAGCAAGTACTGTGGCAGGTGGAAATGCAAAGGTTTGCCACTTAGCATTATCTACAAGTGCAGTTGCTAATGTGGTGCGAAGCGTCGTGATGGCAACAGTCATTAGCCAACCATCGAGTTAGGGCTTAGCGCGTGAGCGATTAAACCTCGCACCTTAGCGAGTAGCTGTGCGCTCATTCGGTAAGGGCTTGGCTGGAAATCGACTGCATTAGAACCTGAAAGGGTAGCGGTTCTCGCTTGCCAGATTTCAACAGATATCATCAAAGCTGCATTTTGGACTGCTGCATCCGCTGTCCAGTCTGTTGTAGTACTTCCAGTAACTGATCCATAAGGTTCAACAGCATTTTTAACTTCTGCTGCGGGTGATCCAGTTACGGCATAAGTGATGGAATAATCTCCCACTTCAGTTAATGTTTTTGATCCGTTGTGCTTAGATCCATTGCCACCAACTACAACTGTTTGGCCAACATAAAAAATGTCTGAAACCAATTCTTCAAAATATAAAGTGCCTGTCGTGGTTGTATTGCTATGGGCAATGTTGTAATGAATATTGCCCCATAACATTGGAAGCAGGACGG